GTTGCCGCGGTTCCCGGAGCTGTTGAACGCGTAGAACGTGATGCTGGCTCTGCCGTACACGCCGCTGTACACCTCGCTGCGGGAGAGGATCGGGTTCAGGTCCGCGTCCACGATGCCCGGAGCGGTCGTCGCGTTGGCGTTCACGAAGTAGGAGCCGCGGTAGGCCTCGTCGTCTGGACGCTCCGCATCGCCGTCACGAAGCGGTGTCTTGATTGCGGACAGTGCCGGTACGGACTTGCTGTTTCCCTTGAGCTTGGCTTCGCCCTCCTTATAGGCGGCTTCGATGGCTGCCTTGATCTTGGCGACCGTCACGGTGTCGGACTTTGGGATGATCAGGCTGACCGAGTATTTCGGCGTGCCGCCGTTGATGGACTTCGGCTCCCAGACGTTCGCGTAGGACCAGCGGGTGTTCGGGCCAGTGATAACCTTCATCGGATTGTGCATAGTTGTTTTACTCATGATTGTTTTCCTCCATAAAATCATTTTTTGCTGTATTCATCGCCGGACGCTTGTCGGAGTCCGGGACGAGGGTTGGTTTGCCCTGCGGCTTTTCGATGTAGCCGGACAGGAGTTCATTGAACCGGTTCTTTCCGAGGAGCTTCTGCATGGCGGTGATGCCGAGCAGCCTCCGCTCGTACGGATCGAATCCGGCTTCTGCGACCGTCTGTGCGACGGCGGTTTCATTGGTGTACTTGCGGACGGACCTGCCTTCGACGAGCTTGAAGCCGTGCCACTCCTTGCCGGACAATGCCTGCTGGAGCGCGTACTCCTTGATGTCGGATGCCCACGAGACCAGTTCGTCCATCTGGGAGAGGATGACCTCGATCTCCGCGTCGGAGAGCTTCGGCGGCAGCTTGAACTCGTGCTGCGCGAGCTTCAGGTTCTCCTCGGCCCGCTTCCGGCAGATGGTCTTCGCCTTGCAGAACCGGCACCACGGGCCGCAGGAGAATTCTCCCTTGCCGTCCCACGCCAGCTCCGCCGTAGGCTTGAGAACCTCGTCCGCCCATGCGAGAAGGTCCTTCTTGCTGATCTGCCATTCGCTGATGTTCTGCCGTCTCGGCTGGTAGATCGACATGGCGACCGAATCGATGTCGTAGATGTCGTCGAACAGCTCCAAGGCTCCCAGCGAGTAGCATTTGAGCTGCGGATTGTCCTCCGCCGACACGGCGATGCTGGTGCCGTACTTCAGATCGATGATCCGGAGCGTGCCATCCGCGATGATGAGCGCATCGGATGTGCCGAAGCCCTGTCTCACCCAGCGGGAGTAGTCCACGCGCTGCTCGACCAGAACAACCGGATCAGGGCAGGCCTGCCTTGCGGCTTCGATCTTCTCGAGCACGTAGGCGACATAGCCGTCTGTGGCTTCCTCCATCTCCTCGTTGTAGAAGGCGAGGCCCTCGGTAGGGTCGCGTGCCGGGTAGCCGAGCGCCTTGCGGAGCTTGTACTCGGCGAGCGCGTGAGCGCAGGTGCCTTCCAATGCGTAGTCGCTTCCCTTGTCCTCGAATCCCTCGCTAAGCCTGACCGACGGCGGGCAGTGAATCCACCTGTCGGAGCTCGACGCGGAGAGGACCGCATGCTGTCTTTCAGAATTCATTGAGTCCCTCCACATCAAAGAGCAGGGCCTCGTAGTCATTCGGATCGACAGCCGACAGCTTGCTCGCGCCATACTTGTGGAGAAGCTCGCGGATCTGCGCCGTATAGCCTGCGCGGGAACGTTCGGCGAGAACCTTCCGCACATCCTCCAGCTTCAGCTCCTTCTTCGGCTCAGGCTCAGCCTGTGCTGCTTCGGGCTGCGGAGCGGGCTCCTCGGCGGTGCCGGAGAACTGCTGGTAGAGCCAGTCGGCTGCGCTGTTAATAGCAGCGGCGGCATCGCGCAGTTCCTTGATGGTCTGATCCATCTCTGCCATTTTTGACATTCTCTTTACCTCCTTCCAATGGTTGACTTGCGGCAAGGATCGAGAGGTTCCTTGCCAGCCTTGCGGATACATGGCTTATCGCAATAAGCACTGCGATAGCCTCCGTGTCCGCGGGACTTCTGTTGCGTGTCTTGTTCATCGCTTGCCTCCAATCCGGAGCATCTTGTTTTCGTGCTCCTTACACTTCCCACTGGAGGCGGGCAGACCGTTTTGACGAAGGAAAAGAAGAATTTCAGGAAAAAGCTCCGACCACCACGATGGGCAGCCGGAGCAGACGCTTAGAACCAGTCTGGGAATTCCTTAGTCAGCTTCTCCTTGGCCTTCTTCAGGCGGGAAAGGAATGTCGTGCGCTTGATGCCGATGATGTCGGCGATGGCCTCGTCGGAGAGGCCTTCCTCCCTGAGCTCGCCGATGCGCTTGGCCTCTGGCATGAGCTCCTGCAGACGCTCGAACAGCTGATCCAGCTCCGCCTTCTCGGAAAGCACCTCTTCAATAAGAGGAGCGTCGTCCGGGACGTAGTCGGCGAGCGTTCCCTCGCCGTCCGGCAGCGGATCGTCAAGAGAGACGGTCGTGCTGTTGTGGAATTCGCAGTCGAGGCAGTTGCCGTCGCACAGCCACCACTTGCTGCGCGGGCAGAAGCATTCGCCGCGGTACTGCATTCTCTTGCGAAGAGCAGTGCGCCAGCGGTCGTACTCCCGGTACTGGTCCTCCGGGATTTCGTACCACTGCTTGGTGGTCTTGTCGAAGATGCGATACTTCTTGGATTCTTTTGTCATGAATTTTTCCTCCTGTGATTTGCTTTTGCGAAGCAGTCACAGGGGAAATTCACAGACTGTTAATCCCTGAGTCACACAAGATCATTGAAACGGAGTACAGATTTCGATATAATAGGAATTGGTGGGAAACACTCAGAAATGTTCCGAACCATGTATCCTGCTCGAAATCCTCCAGCCGGGCGATTTCTCCCGTGATTACTTCACGGGAATTACCAAATCGTTCGCACGGTCGGCTGCCATAGTTCGTAAGGTTCCTAAGGTTCGGATTTTGAAAAGCAGGGGAAAACAGTGACAATAGATGAAAAACCGAGACTATGCGGCGGCACGTTCTTCGTGCTTCTGCTGCAGGCACTGAAAAATAGAAAAGGCGCTCGGGAGCACTACAAGGGAGACCGTGACGGACTTTCCGATCCGGAAGTGCTTATCGGGCTGATCAAGGTCATCAATCCCGACTACGAGCCGCCGAGGCTCGACCGGATAAAGACAAAGACCAACGATTTCAAGGCATGCAAGCTGTCGAAGGGCGAATATCTTCCCTTCGGAAACACACCGGAAATCGAAGCATTCGATGAAAGAATCAGAACGGACTACAGATCCGCGCTGATTTCAATGACGGCTTTTGTAGATGAGTTTCTGGATCTTGGAGAATCCGTACAAAAGGATGTCAGGCTCGTAAAAGCGCTGATCGAACTTGTCCAGCGCGACGTCAGCATTGCTCCAGAGGAGGAATTCTTCATTTGCGAGGACGGCAGGCAAATAAAAAAGGCCGCACTTGGCGGCCTGACAAAAGTGTGCTATCCGGCGTTTCTGCTCGGAATTTGGCACTATGTGGTTGTGCATCGGAAAGACAACAGCGTGGGAAAAGCTACATATGACGAATGGTGTCCTGAGAATGGCGGCGGTCCGAGAAACTACTCAGGCAATATGGGCAAAGGCATTACAGCTGACATCAGGACATATATGCCTGAGCTCAAAGAGGCGGACACAAAACCCGAGGACGAACCCGCAAGTGAAGGTCGGCCCGATAATGAAGCAAGCGAAAGCGAGCAAAAGGCCGATAATCAGTCTGCAGCGTTCACACAGCAGGTCATCAACAACCCGCTGTTCATTCAGCAAAACGGGGACAGCAATACGATTCTGCCAAACTACGGCACGGTGAATCTGACAATCGGCGGAAAGAAAGGAGCTGCGGATGAGTGACAAACTTGAAGTAATATCAGCCTCCAATCTTCCGGATAACAGAAAACCGGACATTACGCAGACAGGCAATGAGAATGTTGCCATCGCAAACTACGGCACAGTCCAGATGCAGGTCAATCAGCAGTTCTCCGGAATGCCTCAGCTTGGAGGACAGTTCTACGTACCGCCACGGATTAACCGGGAGTACTACAATATCTTTGTTATCGGCACAGAGGAATACGATAAGCCCTACTTCAAGGTGCCAAGAGACCGTGCCTTGTCGGAGTGCATGTCAGATGAGACAAAGAAAAAATTCTCCGGCATGACGACAGAGGACAAGCGGCAGATTGTTATGATGCCGTCTCTTTTCATGGCGGAGAATCATCAGTACGGGAACGCCGATGATGATCAGAAGGTCATCTACGGTTTTGTTTCGGATTACAAGATTTACGAAAATGATGTGAAGGTCTACTGGTGCGGGTACAGACTGGACATTCCTCAGATACGACTAAATGAACTTCTGGAGGAACTGCAGCTTATAGGCGACAACCGATTCAATGAAATGAATCGGACGCATTGGGCAATAAAGCGATGCGACCTGATACAGGAACTTCAGGAAGCAGGCATCGAGATTCCGGTATTTACATATGGAACATCGAATTGAAACACGGAGGAACAGTATGAAAGACGAAGCTCAGAGAACAATGACGGCAGACGAAATGCCTGAAAAATGGGTGAACCTCGAGGATATAGCAGATTATCTGAGCGTCAGCAACGACACGATAAGAAACTGGATTAAAGACGGGAAGCTTCCTTATTACAAGGCAGGCAAGCGTTACAAATTCAAGATTTCGGAAGTTGACGAGTGGCTCCGAGAAGGAAAAATCACCGAATGATAGAACATGGTAAAGGGAGGAGGAACTGTATATGCAGGATAAGATGACTTCGCTGATCACAAAGATAAAACTTGATGCTTCTACAGAAGCCTATACTTTTCATGATGAGGAAGTCTGTCCTACCTACATCAATTTCTTCTTCGGAAAGAACGGAGCCGGGAAAAGCAGCATAGCCGATGCATTCAGACACCCTGAGTGCCTTGAATGGAAAACCGGCGTAAATCCCGCAAACTACTCTGTTCTGATTTATGACAGAACATTCGTCAGCCAGAATTTCGCAGACTATGGCAATCTGAAGGGCGTCTTTACGTTGAGCCAGGAGAATGTCGAAGCAAGACAGAAGGCCGATGCTGCGGCGCAGGACCGGGCGCAAGTCACACAAGACGGCAAGAAGGCCGCCGAAGCCAGAGACAAGAAGCACGGGGAGCTTGCTCCTCTGCTGGAGAATTTTAGAAATGTCTGCTGGGAAGGCGCACGCGAATATCGCCGTGACTACGATCAGACGCAGGACAAGAAGAAGTCTCGGGAGCGCTTTACCGATGAGGTACTGTCCGGCGGTTATTCCCCGGTTGACCATGACGACAATGCAATAAAAGAACTCTATGATGTTGCCTTCGATCCGGATGCCAGAAGATACGAACCGTTCAAATCGTCCTCGGATCTTCATGGCGATTATGACTTGTCTGGGCTCCCGCTCCTCGGAGAAGCCATCACCAGTAGCGGCGGCACGGAATTCGCCCGTTTTATGAAAGTGCTGAATGCTTCAGAATGGGTTCGCCGCGGCCACGACGCCTATATTCATAAATCGGATGGGAAATGCCCGTTCTGCCAGCAGAAGCTGCCAGATGATTTTGAAGCCTCTATGTCGAGCGCCTTTGATGAAAGCTATCAGGAGTCGTTGAGAGCACTAAGAACACTGCAGTCCAATTATGACGCCAGAATGAAGGCTCTTGTTGACCTATATAAGGGCAACCTTGATGATGCCTATCCGAAGGCAGAGGAACTGGCAGTATATGAGACAAAGCTGGCAGAGCTTGAGTCCTGCATTTTGGAAAACAATCAGCTGATTGCAGACAAAATCGCATCACCGGTAAAGGTTATAGAGCTGAAGGATGCTGATGCGATTATCGCGAAACTGGATGAACTTGTATCACAGATTAACAGGCAGATCCAGAATAACAACAGCATCGTCGCGGCAAAGTCCAGCAAGCAGAACGAATGTATCCGCATGGTCTGGGAAAAGATAGCTTTCATTCTTAAAGACTACGTTGCCGATTATTTGGCATCGAAAAAGAAAATCGAGGCTGAAGAAGCAGCGCTGCAGGGAAAGGTCAAGGACCTCCAAGATCAATATCGTTCTCTGTCTCAGAAGATAAACGACCTGAATGCCGGTCTTATCAACACTGCTGATACCGTACGGAGCATGAACGGCTATCTGAAGGATTCCGGATTTGAAGGGTTCAGCCTGCATGAAAAGAAAGGCGTCAAAGGCGGATATGAAGTTATCCGCGATGATGGCAAAGTGGCTGTGAACCTGAGCGAAGGCGAGCGCAACTTCATCGCATTCCTCTATTTCTATCATGTCGTTCGGGGAATGCGGTCGGAAACCGAATCCGGCAAAAACAAGATCGTCGTAATTGACGATCCAGTTTCGAGCATGGACAGCAGCGCCCTCTTTATTGTGGGCTCACTGGTCCGGGAAATGATCGGCATCTGCTCCAACGTTGCAGATCCTGTAGAAAATGAGAATCCGCTCTTTGTTGGAAGGTATATCGAGCAGCTCTTTATTCTGACGCATAATGCCTACTTCCATCAGCAGGTTGTTTATGATCAGGTTGGCAGGTACCGATATGTTTCACTGTACAAGATCAACAAGAAGAACAATGTGTCGACCGTCGAACTCTGCGTCACTCCGGCGAGCAGGATTAATGAAAGAGACAGGAACTATGATCCAGTACAGGGCTCTTATCATGCGCTTTGGCGCGAGTACGAGCTGCTGGATTCACCGATTCCGCTGATGAACGTCATGCGCCGGATTCTGGAGCACTACTTCATACAGCTTTGCGGGTACGATAGCGCCGCAATGAGTACGAAGGTGCTGGAGGCTGTAAAGAAAAAGATTGATGAGGAATCCAGCGGTGTGGTGCCAGATTACACGAAATACCATCTTGCAGGTGCCATGCTCTCCTATATCCAGCATGCAGATTCTTTTAATGAAGGGCTGTACTTTGTCGACGAAAGCATCGACTGCGACCAGTACCGGGATGTTTTCCACACGATTTTCGTGGTGATGGATCAGGAGCAGCATTACAAGAGAATGATGGAAGAAGTCGGATAACGTTGCCAGCAGCACTTGGCTCACGAAATAGATTACATATGGAAGGCGAGAAAGTTTAATGAAGGTATTTGACAATGTCACGAATATTGTCCGTGACGACATGGAAAAAACGATAAAGCGGAATAGCAAGGTTTCCGTGGCAGCGGCTTGCTTTTCTATGTATGCCTATAGTGAATTGAAGAAGCAGCTCGAAAGCATTGATGAATTCCGTTTCATTTTCACATCGCCGACCTTTGTAACAGAGAAAGCGAAAAAGCAAAAGCGCGAGTTCTACATTCCCCGACTCACTCGTGAGCAGAGCCTTTACGGTACGGAATTTGAAATCAAACTCCGTAATGAAATGACGCAGAAGGCAATCGCAAAAGAGTGCGCAGACTGGATCAGGAGAAAGGCCACATTTAAGTCAAATACAACCGGTGAGAACATGGCCGGGTTTATGGTTACTGACTCTGGAACTGAAAAAACTGCCTATATGCCTTTGAACGGATTCACGACAGTCGATATCGGATGCGAACGTGGCAACAACAGCTATAACATGGTAAACAGTCTCGAGACTCCATTCGCTGCACAGTACTTGCAGGTTTTCGATTCTCTCTGGAATGATAAAGAAAAGCTGCAGAATGTTACCGACGTCGTTCTGGAAAATATCACGACTGCCTATAATGAAAATTCGCCGGAGCTCATCTACTTCATCACGCTCTACAACGTATTCAGTGAATTTCTGGAGGACGTTTCTGAGGACGTGCTTCCAAACGAGGCGACCGGCTTCAAAAGCAGCAAGATATGGAACATGCTCTACGACTTCCAGAAGGACGCTGCCCTCGCCATCATCAACAAGCTCGAGAAGTACAACGGCTGTATCCTTGCCGACAGCGTCGGACTTGGAAAAACGTTCACGGCGCTTGCGGTCATCAAATACTATGAGAACAGAAACAAGTCCGTGCTTGTCCTCTGCCCGAAGAAGCTGGCGGAAAACTGGAATACCTACAAGGACAACTACGTCAACAATCCGATTGCCGCTGACAGGCTGCGCTACGATGTTCTTTTCCATACGGATCTATCTCGTGACCACGGCACATCAAACGGGCTTGATCTCGACCGGCTCAACTGGGGAAACTATGATCTCGTTGTGATTGACGAGTCGCATAACTTCCGAAACGGCGGAGAACTTTCCGGCGAGGACCAGAAGGAAAACCGCTATCTAAAACTTCTGAATAAAGTTGTGCGCGCTGGAGTGAGGACAAAAGTACTCATGCTGTCAGCGACTCCTGTCAATAACCGGTTTAACGACCTCAAGAATCAACTTGCTCTCGCATATGAAGGAACGCCGGAGTTAATTGACGAGAAGCTGAATACATCAAAGTCAATCGACGAGATTTTCCGTCAAGCACAGACTGCATTTAATGCATGGAGCAAGCTCCCTGCCGAGGAGCGTACAACGGATAATCTGCTGCGCCGACTGGACTTTGATTTCTTTGAAGTGCTCGATTCTGTAACCATTGCACGGTCAAGAAAACATATCGAGAAATACTACAACACGGAGAAGATCGGCAAGTTCCCGGAACGGCGCAAGCCAATCTCACTCAGGCCGAGCCTGACGGATCTTCCGAGCGCCATCAACTACAACGAAATATACGAACAGCTCTCTCAGCTTCAGTTGGAGATTTACACACCTTCTGCCTATATCTTCCCAAGCAAGATGCAGAAGTATATTGAACTGACACACCACAAGGGAAACAACTTAACGCAGTCTGGACGTGAAGAAGGTATCCGCAGGCTGATGAGCGTCAATCTTCTCAAGCGGCTGGAAAGCTCGGTCTCATCCTTCCGGCTTACACTGGAACGCATCCGCAACCTCATTATGGAAACAATCGACGGAATTACTCAGTACGAGAAATACGGAGAGGCCAACATCGACATGTATGAAGCTGATTCCGATGACTTCGACATGGAGGATCAGAACACCGACTACTTCTCTGTCGGACGTAAAGTGAAGATTGACCTTGCCGATATGGATTACAAGAGCTGGAAGGACGTGCTGCAGAAGGACGCGGACACACTGGAACTTCTGATTCTCATGATTGCGGATATTACACCGGAACATGACACGAAGCTGCAGGAGCTCTACAAGCTCATCTCACAGAAGATTGAAAATCCGATCAACCCTGGCAATAAGAAGGTTCTGATCTTCACAGCATTCTCTGATACAGCGGAGTATCTGTACGACAATGTCAGCCGGTACGTCATGGAAAAGTACGGCCTCAACACCGGCATGATAAGCGGAACGGTTGATGGCAGAACCACTTTGAAGAACTTCAAGGCAACGTTCAACAACATTCTGACCTGCTTCTCGCCGGTTTCCAAGGACCGCGACGTCCTTATGCCGGGAAGCAAGAAGGACATCGACATACTGATCGCAACCGACTGCATCTCCGAAGGCCAGAACCTGCAGGACTGTGACTACTGCGTCAACTACGACATTCACTGGAATCCCGTGCGTATTATCCAGCGGTTTGGACGAATCGACCGTATTGGCAGCAAGAACAAGCAGATCCAGCTCGTGAACTTCTGGCCGGATCTGACGCTCGACGAATACATCAATCTGAAAGCCCGCGTCGAGACAAGAATGAAGATATCCGTCCTCACCTCCACAGGAGACGACAATCCGATCAGTCCCGAGGAGAAAGGCGACCTGGAATATCGCCGCGAGCAGCTTAAGAAGCTGCAGACCGAAGTGGTTGATCTGGAGGATATGTCAGGCGGAATCTCCATCATGGACCTCGGCTTGAACGAGTTCCGTCTCGACCTGCTCGAATACATCAAGACGCATCCTGACCTCGACCACATGCCGTTCGGACTCCACTCCGTGGTCAAGAAGACAGACGACCTTCCGGAAGGCGTGCTCTTCGTTTTGAAGAACCGCAACAACGGCGTGAACATCGACAGCCTGAACCGCATCCATCCGTTCTACATGGTGTACATCGGGATGGATGGCGAAATCGTCTGCGATTACCTGAATCCGAAAAAACTTCTTGATGATATGAGGCTTCTCTGCCGTGGTAAAAGCGAGCCGATTGCAGAGGTCTACACAAAGTTTAATAAGGAAACTGACGATGGCAGGAACATGAACGAAATGTCAGCGTTGCTTTCCGATGCCATCAATTCAATCATAGATACGAAGGAAGAAAGCGATATCGACAGTCTGTTCAAGAGCGGCGGTACGTCTGCCTTGCTCTCTGAGGTGAAAGGAATCGACGACTTCGAGTTAGTGACCTTCCTTGTAGTAATGTAAAGGAGGAGCTTATGCTGGGACTGCCGAAATCAACAGAATTCAATAAGCGAATCCCGAAACAGAAATTCTACGACAACCTGACGGTGAGTCTGGCTCTGAAGCGCAGCTTCATCGACCAGATACGCATCATCTACTGGACGAACAAGATAGCGCCGACAACCGTTAACCTTGCGGCAGGAAAAACAGTCACAGAAATCGAAGTGTTTCTTGTGAGGCTGAATGAGGAGAATCTCGACGAGAATGTGCTCAGACAGATTGACCGGGAGATACCGTATCATATCTTGTTCGTGCTGGAATATGACGGAAGATTCAAAGCGGTAATCGGATACAAGGAGGCTGCTGGCAGCGGCAAAGCCGCTTTCAAAGTTGATCGCTACTATCAGACAGAATGGGTGTCGGAAGATGAACTGCCGGTGCATCTTGACGGACTGAACATTGACACGGTCTATGAGAATTTCGTGCGTCAGATTGCGGGAGACACTCTGCAGGCCGCTGCGCCACAGGAATCGCTAAAGGAATCCGTCGAGCGTGACGACCGGAGGGAAGAACTGAAGAAGGAAATTGCCAAGCTGCAGGCGAAGATCCGAAAGGAAAAGCAGCTGAACAGGCAGATGGAAATGAACTCTGAGCTGAAGGATTTGAAGAGAGAATTGGAGGAGCAGCTATAGATGAGTGCAGATCAATATCAGAGAACGGTGAACTCGCTTGATAAGGATATAGCCGATCTCGAGAAGAAAAAGGCTGCAGCGGACAAGAAGGCGGCGGATGAGGAATCAAAAGCCAACGGTATCAGTTGGTCGAAGAACGCCTCGGATTCAACAATAAAGAGCAAGCTACGTCAAATTGAATCTCATAAGAATGCCGCATTAAGGGCACAGGACGAGAGTGCTGGCCTGCAGAAGAAGATAGCCGATAAACGACAGAAAAGAAATGATGCCAACGCTCGACTACAGAAGGAACAGGAACGAGAGCAGAAGAAACAGGACAAAGCCGTCAAGAACATGCGTCGGGCTTACGAAAGCCGAATTGAGGAACTTGAAAAGAGAAATACGCCGATTGTGCAGTCGGTGGAGCATTCCGATGGCCAGCCTGATCCTGAATACGACGTCTTCATTTCTCACGCATGGGAAGACAAAAAGGACTTTGTCGATGAGCTTGTTGACGAGCTAAAAAAAGCTGGCTTCAAAGTCTGGTACGACACGAGCGGCATTAAATGGGGAGACTCAATGCGGCAGAAAATCGATGAAGGACTCAGCCACTCTAAATTCGGAATAGTAGTTCTATCTCCAAGCTACATAGCGCCGGACAAATACTGGACCAAGGCGGAACTTGACGCGCTGTTCTCGCTGGAGAGTGTCAACGGGAAGATGCTCCTACCAATCTGGCATCATTTGACGAAACAGGAAGTCATGGCCTTCAGCCCTATCATTGCCAACAGGAAAGCAATGACTACCGCGACCATGACCGCAAAAGATATCGCCGGGGAGCTTGCGCTTCTCAAAAAAGCAGAAACCATAACGGAGGAATAAAGCAATGGAAAAGATGAGAATGGAATCCGAGGACATCCAGCAGGACAACGTCGCGAAGATTGCCGGGCTGTTCCCGAACTGCGTCACGGAGGCACGGGACGAAAACGGGCATTTGAAGAAGGCTATCAACTTTGATCTACTCAGGCAGATGTTGTCCGATGCTGTGACCGAAGGGGACGAGGCATATGAATTTACCTGGGTCGGCAAGAAAGCGTCCATCGTGGAGGCGAACCGCCCTATCCGCAAAACACTCCGCCCGGTGAAAGAAGATAGCGTCAACTGGGACACGACTGAGAACCTCTATATCGAGGGTGACAATCTCGAAGTGCTCAAGCTCCTGCAGGAAAGTTATCTCGGCAAGGTAAAGATGATATATATCGATCCACCGTACAACACGGGGCACGACTTTGTTTACCCAGATTCATTCATCATGGACAATGAGGATTATAACGAAGGAACGGGGTATTTTGATGAGGACGGGAATGTAAATTATCAACGCGAAAATTCGGCATCTGCAGGGCGTTACCATTCCGATTGGTGCTCGATGATATACTCGAGATTAACATTAGCCAGAAATTTACTCTCAGATGATGGTGTAATCTTTATTTCGATTGATATGAATGAAGTTCACAATCTGAGAAAGATATGCGATGAGGTTTTTGGCGCTGCTGGTTTTGTAACAGATATTATATGGAATTCTCGTAAGTCCGTTTCAAATGATGCTGTTGTTTCTTTAAATCATAACTATACACTTGTATATGCAAAAAATATGACAGTGTTTTACGCGAATAAGGCCCAGTTTAAACTTCCCGATACAGGAGAAGGATTTGATAATCCAGATAATGATCCCCGGGGTCCTTGGAAAGCCGATCCCTTCGATAGCCCTGGAATCAGGCCAAATCTTACTTACGCTAT